ATAAGACCGGCTAACATAATTGTTATATCCAGCAGCTCGGATCTCTAAGCATTGAATATCGTCTGAATACCAGTTAATCGGTTTGTAATCTATCCAAGCCTCTCTAGAGATAATCCCAAATAAAGGGGAAAGTACATCACTTTGGAATATCTGATCTTCTTCTACAAATTTAATGCCATTGCGTACTTCGCCATTTCTAATGTTTTGTGGCCCACGCACATAGTCTGCTCTACTGCATAACCAGCCTAGACTGTGGTTTTGAAGCAACACTTTATCTTCTATTAGCGTATTAAAGCTACTAGGGGTTAATACGATGTCATCGTTTGCCACAATAATCTCTGGAAACATCTCAAACGCATAGCGCACTACATCGTTATAGGATTCCCCATAATTAGTGCCATTGTTAGGCAGATTGATAGTATTGTGCCTAGAACACTCTAGATCGCTCCCAGACACAATAACTGTTACTTCCTCTGGCACATACTCATCTATTGATGCAAACAGCACAGGCAAGCATTTAGCGTGTTTTGTTGCTATTACTATGGCAAGATTGGCATACGAATCGTTCATTCATTCCTTCGTTATAAGATTGTAGAATTCCATCTTTAGTCGTTTTTTTGATCTTGCAACTTGTACAAATTCTGATGGTAATTTGATTTGGTTTTCTTATCCAGTTCTTGCTGGAGTCGTTTTTTTGCATTGTATAAATCTGTTTCTAATTTATGAGGCGTTGTTCTAGCATTATGCGCTAACTGGTTTAGTGAGGCATAAGGATGACTGACATATCTCATTTTAAGCACTTGTCTTAACTGTAAGGGTAATCCCTTAATTGCTTGTTCTATGAGATCTCCGTCTGCATGGTCTGGCTCGTAGTGTGGCTCTGGGTCTGCGTATAAATTGCCCAGCTCTGGAACATAGTTCTTTTCAAAACTGCGACAAGTAGTTTCTACCTGTGGGCCAATAACTCCCCAAGTAACATACCAAGCCCAGTTTTTTAGCCGTAGTTCCATGTTGTCATTTAATTTTAATTAATTTATTGTATTATATTCAATATCTTATGGCAAAGGTAGATATGAAACGATCTAACGCAGCAGATAATAAGTTTATAGAATGTTGGAAAAGACTTGGCTCTCCTACTTTAGTAGCAAAAGAGCTAGGTATTAACCCTCGGAGCGCATTAAACAGACGAGCTGCGCTAGAGATCAGGCACGACATTAAACTGCCTACTCATAATTCCCTAAGAGATCCACCTAAAAAAATAGAACAAACTCCGCACAATGTACGCAGAGGAATAGATATAGATAAAGTTAAACGAGTGATTGTATTTTCAGATGCTCACTTTACCGATACCACTACTACAGCATTTAAAGCATTGCTGTTAATGATTAAAGAATTTAAGCCCCAGGTCATTATCTGTAATGGAGATGCTTTTGATGGACAAGTTCTTAGCCGTTTCCCATCTATCAACTATGACCAAAAGCCTACAGTCTTAGAGGAGCTTAATGCTTGCCGGTATCACCTAGACGAAATAGAAAAAGTGCGCCCTGCTGGATGCCGATTGATATGGACTCTTGGCAATCACGATATGCGCTATGAGGCATGGCTAGTTAATAAAGTACCTGAGTATTCTGGTGTAGATGGATTTAGTCTTAAGTATCATTTTCCTAACTGGGAAACTTGTTGGTCGTTTTGGATTGGAGAAAATACAGTAGTTAAGCACCGATACAAAGGTGGTCGTACTGCTGGATATTCAAATTTAGTTGCTGCTGGCAATACTAATATTATTACTGGGCATACTCATGTTCTTTGTGCCTCTCCAATTTCTAACTATCAAGGAACTTTTTGGGGCATTCAGACCGGATGCCTGGCTGATCCCTTGAGTGCCACCTTTGAATACTGCGAGGATAGTCCTAAAGATTGGCGTAGTGGCTTTGTAATGCTTTCATTCGATCAAGGCCGTATGCTAATGCCAGAGTTGATTATGGTATCTGGACAAGATGAATTTGAATTTAGGGGCTGTATCAACAAGGTATGAGATTAAATTCAGAGGTTGTAAAACACCTCTACTCATCTCTTTATTGTTGCTATCCATTTACCAAATGGAAAATGCCTTTGCCAGAACAGATTGAGTTTATTGTTACTCCTGATCCAGAAGTAATGGGGACTTACTTATACGATACTGGAGAAGATTACGAGCATACAATTACGATCTCGTCTGGTAGATGTGGGCATTACTACACTATGCTTACTACCTTAGCGCATGAGATGGTACACATGAGCTTTCACAGGCAAAAAGGCGATAAGTGGACTCAACATGGAAAGCAATTTAGAACTAGATGCTTAATGGTAGCTAATGAATTAGGGTTAGATGGCCTTGAGCTTTAGTGGTTGCCTTCGTTGGTCGGTAACAGCGACTTATACATCTTAGACTGATCCTCTAGATCTCGGATTAATTTAACGACCCTAAATAAGACTTCATTCTCATGCTGAGTTACTACCTTGCCTGTATATAGGTCTACTAGCTCATTAACAATTTTATTTGTTTCGTTCACTTATTGTCCTTTCCAAGTTTCTGACTGACTCGCTCCAGCAACTCCTCACAGGATATTTTGTATTCTCTTTCAAAACGCTTGACACCCAGTCCGTGAAGGCCAGAGTTTCCCCTATGATGCTCTGGGCATAAAGGCAAGATTGGGGATGTAGACCTAACAGCTCCATATCTCCGCACATGATGGAGTTCTGCTGCCGACCCGCCTTCAATCCCAAGGATTTCGGAACAGATAATACATCCGAGTTCTGCAATCTGGTTAAGTGCGTTCTTTTCATTTTTAGTTGCCATTAAAGGCAATCCATATAGAAACTATTGTAGATACAATTATATATATACCTATGTAGTAGGGTAAATCGCTCATTTTAATCCCCATCGTAACATTCGCATGGAACTTCAGTAGTAAACATTTTCATTTGAGCATCATCGGCATCAATTAATTCTTTCCATGAGTAGTTTCTGCCTAGACCCTTAATTGCCGTAAAACTAGCTTTAGCGTTTTCTTCCATTGCTAATGCTCTTATTATTAGGTCTGGATGAGTTTTGTTTAATTGTAATATTTCTCTAGGTTTAGAGCTGGGACAAAAGAAACAGGCAGATTTGCCGGGCAAAGGTAATCCTGCGTTTTTAATAGACTCAATACATTCATCCCTACCCATATTCCACTCTACCAATGGATATTGCATATTGAACTTATTGGTTATTTTTTCATCCAAAACACGATTAGCACGATGTGGCTCATCTGCATCATATCCAATATATTTGTTCACTCGCCCCCCCCCAGCCCATACTTCTTTAACCATAGGATGATTTTTAATGTATTTATCCTGTGGCTCTCCTTTAAATTGCTGAGAACACTTTTTAAATCCAAAAGCAATAGATGGTAAAGTTTTATGCCCAAGGCAAAATTGTTCTAGACCCATGTGTTTGCTGGGTGTTTCTGCCTTAACACAAATAATTTCTGGAAACCCTTTAGTAACTAACCACTTACTAAACATTTCTAAATACTCATAAGTTTCTGGTCTTTCACCCCCAGTATCAGCAAAAGTAATTAAATCGCATGGAATACCACGATTAATCATTTCTATTAATAATGCGGTGCTGTTTGTTCCAGCTCCGTAAGAAACGATATTCATTGTGTAGCCCTATCAATAGTACGATTAGTAGCCTCTTGGCTGCGCCATATTTCTATTCTTGCTTGAGCTGCTATCAATTTCCACCTTAATGTTTCCTCTACTTCTACAGCCTCTTTTAGCCCTTCTAAGAGCTTTATATAGTCATCTGTAGCGTAGGCTTCCATCTCTTTTGCAGAGATGCTAGGAGCTGTAGATTCCAGCATGAGCCTACTCTTAGCTGATCTCAGATAGTTCTCTATATAAGTTCTATCTGCTTTGGCTGCTGCAAAGACTCCTGATTGCTCGTAGATAAATTGGACTGCTTTGCTCGGGTCAATTTCCATTGTCGCTCCATTTCGTCTTTTAGTTTAAGTGTGGCTTCCCATCCACGCTTTTCTAATACTAATGCTAGTTGTCTTCGTCTGGTGGCTATGGGCCATGTTAATAGCTCTCTAGCCTCACATTCGTTACGCCATTCCTCGTTGCTCGTATTCATTAATTCTTTCCCCAATCCAACGCATTACCGGCACAGCCATAGAGTTTCCAAGAGCTTTATATCTTGGGCCATCTGGACAATTTTCTTTAATGTTAGTGTAATTATCTGGGAAACCCTGTAATCTTTCGCACTCTGTTGGCGTAAGTCTACGCACCGCATAATCACCAGCAATAAATGTTTGAGCATGGTGACTTTGCACAGATGGTCTTAGTGCTTGCAACGCTGGAGTAACTTCCAATGGCGTAGCACTAAAATTATTTGCAGTAGCATCTTCTCTTATGCTATAGGCTTTTTGTACAAATGGCACATTCCCCCCCCCCGTACCCCAACTGCTAGTTACAGTTTGACAAACATCACCCATCTCTTTAACTCTACTATCGCTTGGATGGTTTTCGTAAACCATCATAGTAAATCCATCTGCTCTACTGTAATCATTACAGCTTGTCTGTAGGGTTGGTGATACCTTTTCTGTCATTATTAATTTCCCCCCCCCCGCAACTTCGTAATTTCCGACTCCTTTGTAATCTCTAGCGCACAATGTTGGAGCGCAGTCAGCAATAGGGTAGGCAACTCTTTCCCTCGCTTTTCTGCCCTTCTTAGTATTCCCTGA